CCTGCGGCGTCTGCGGCAAGGTGACTTCCGTCAGCGAACCCCGCGATTTCGGCCACCTAAAAAAATGGCCCATCCTCCCAAAAAACCCTTGATTCCCATGCCAACATTTGCCAACATTTGCCTACAGATCACGCCACGACAGAAAGCAGTCCCACGTCATGGCCACTGAACACCAACCACCGCCACCACCCGAACACCACATCACACCATGGCTCGAAGAAACATTTCGCCTCGTAGACGCAGCCTGCGACCGCTGGGAGCGCCGTCGCGCGCGCCTCGCCCGGAGGAAAGCGGAAAATGAACGCGCTGCTGCTCACCTACCTGTTCGTCATTCTGGCAACGATCATTGTCATAGTGATCATCGAAAACACTGACGACGGAGGCGCCGCCTAATATGATCACACCACACGACCCCAAGACCGAAGCCTACGTCCTCGGCGCGCTGATGAACCACGGCGATCTCCTCGCCGAACTTCCCGAGCTGACCGACGAATACTTTTTCCGCCCCGACCATAAGACCGTCTTCAGCGCCATCAGCGAGATTGTCGTCGATGGCGGCACACCGGACCTCATCCAAGTTACCCGCCTGCTCGAAGCGCGCAAGGAACTCGTCAAGGTCGGCGGTCCCGGAGCCGTCACCGAGATGATCGGCGCTGCGCTGACCCGCAACATCGACTACCAGCTTGGCATCCTGCGCGACTACGCGGCCCGCCGGAAGATCATCACCGCCGCCGACCGGATGAAGGCCGCCGCCATGGACGTGACTCAAGATGCGGACGAGGCGCTCGCCACCGCCGGCACTGCGGTTCTCGACATCGACCTTGCCGGCAAGTCCGACACCATCCAGCCCGCCAGCGCGATGATGCACGGCGCCCTCGCCGAGTTGCACCGCAGCGTGGCCGAGCGCGGCAAGCCCCGCGGCGTTGTCACCGGCTACAAGACCTTCGACCTCTGGACCGGCGGACTGCGCGAAGGTCAATTCGTTTTGGTCGCCGCGCGTCCCGCCATGGGGAAAAGCGCTTTGCTCGTCAACATCGCTGACCGACTTGTTGCCCGCGGCATTCCGGTGCTGCTGTTCTCCCTCGAAATGCTGAAGCTGGAATTGATCCAGCGCATCATCTGCGCGCGAGCATCTTTTGACAGCACCCGCTTGAAGCTCGGCGACATTGAGCACGACGAGATGCGCCGCCTTGAGCATGAGCACATGCGTCTCGCCGGCCAGCCGCTCTTCATCGATGACCAGGGCGGTCTTTCCATCATGGATGTCCGCGCGCGTGCGCGCCGCGCCGTCAAAAAGCACGGCGTGAAAGTCGTCCTCGTTGACTACCTGCAGCTCCTCTCCGCAAAGAACGCGCAGTCACGCGAGAATGAGGTCGGCTTCGTCTCCCGCGGCCTTAAGAGCATGGCCATGGAACTGAAGGTGCCGGTGCTCGCCGCCGCCCAGTTGAACCGAAAGGCCGAAGAGCGCGGCGACAACCGCCCCAAGATGGCCGATCTCCGCGACTCTGGCCAGATCGAGGCGGACGCCGACATCGTCACGCTGCTCTACCGCAAGAGCTACTACGAGACCGAAAGCAACCCGCAGGACAGCCACGAAGCTGAGTGGACCGTAGCCAAGCACCGCGCCGGCCGCACCGGCATGATCCCGCTGGAATGGCATCCGCCCTACACCCGCTTCGACAGCGTCAGCGACCGCTTCACGGACGAGCCGGAAGTGCCGTGGGGCGAAGAGAAGGCGGCCGATCTGTTTCCGGTGCCGCACAAACTGATGGAGGTCATCAACGAATGATCAACTCCCGCCAGAAGGGCGCATGCTTCGAGCGCGAAGTCGCCAAAGCATTGACCGCCGAAGGATTTCCGGCCAAGCGGGGTGCGCAAGTCAGCCAGGGACGATGGGGAGTTTCTGCGCCCGACGTGATCGTGCCTTGCTTGCCGGATTGGCACTTTGAGTGCAAGCGCCACGGCCGCGCACGTCTGGATCTTGATGCGGCCATCTGCCAAGCGCGGCGCGACGCCAACAAAGACCTCGGCGCCGGCAAATACAAACTTTCCGCGGTCGTTCACCGCCGCGACCACAGCGACACGCTCGTCACCCTCACGCTGCGCGACTTCTGCCACCTCATGCGCGAGTCCAGTTTTCCTATCCAACCAAAAACACAACCCAAATAACCACATGAAAATAAAGCAACCGAAATACAAGACCGTCACGCTCGCCACTCCGTTTGGCAAAGCCGGATGGGTCTACGTCAACGCTCCCAAAATGTTTGAGGGCGACAAGAAGGCGGCGTATCGCGCCGAGCTGTATCTCACCAACGACGATGCCGAAGGCGTTATCGCGGCAATCGAAAAATCGTACGCATCCGAATACAAGGCATGGTGCGATGAGGTCGGCAAGAAAGCGCAGAAGGCCGCCTTCCCGTGGCTCGAGAACGACGGCGTCACCAAGTTCAACTTCAAGGTCGCCGACGCTTGGCCGGATGGCACCAGTCGCCAGCCTGAGCTGACCGACATGGACAAAAAGCCGGTCACCGCCAACATCGGCAAAGACAGCATCATCCGTATCATGTTCCGCCCGCATTACTACAATGCGTCGGCTGGCTTTGGCGTGCAGCTTCAGCCGATCAAGGTGCAAGTCAAAGACCTCGTCACATTTGGCGGTGGAGCTGCCGCAGACATTGATTTTGAAGATGTCTCCGATTCCGAAGCGCTAAAAACCGGAACCGACAACAAAGAAATTAGCTGGTAACCTCCCATGCCAGCCAAAAACACCACACGCAAACCCAGCACCAAGGGCAGGGCGGCGAAAGCCGCCAAGCCCGCCGAGCCGGATCGCTTCACCGAGGACGGACGCAAAATCGTACGCCTCGAAAAGACCCGCGCCCACCAGAAGTATCCGTTGGCAGACGGCACCGACGTTCCCGGCGCCAGCACCATCGCCAAGATCGGCGAGGACAGCAGCGGCCTCATCCACTGGGCGTGGAAGCTCGGCATGGAAGGTCAAGACTACCGACGAGTGAGAGATAAGGCAGCCGACATCGGGACCGTGGCGCATTTTATGATCGAGTGCTTCCTGCACAACCACGAACCCGACCTTTCGGAGTTCTCGCCGGCAGACGTTGAGAAGGCCACCATCGCCTACAACAACTTCCGCCGCTGGTGGGACGAAGAAGGTCTCACCGTCATTGAGCCAGAAGTGCAGTTGGTCTCCGAAGAATACCTCTTCGGCGGCACCATCGACGCACCCAGCCGCGACCGTGACGGCAAGATCGTCCTCCTCGACTGGAAGACATCCAAAGCCATCGTCGGCGCGCACAAAGTCCAGCTCGCCGGCTACGAGCAACTCTGGAACGAGAACCGCCCGGACATGAAGGTTCAGCGCCGCGGCATCGTCCGCATCGGCAAAGAATCCCCAGACGACTTTGAGGTCGCCTGGATGTTCTCCGCCGAGCCGTTCTGGAAGGTCTTCCAAGCGCGTCTCAACCTCCACTACGTCCAGCTCATGGCGAAGAAAGCCGCCTAATCATGAACGAAGAAATTGGATCAAACATCACGTTCGACTGGCAGCACCTTAAATGGCCCGGCGGCCTTAACACGCGAAACATCGAGGGAGAATATCGCGTTGTGGAAACCGAAAAAAACGGCTGCCCATGCTTTACTCCGCAATACCGCAATTTTGTGGACGGAGATTGGTGGCAAGATTTTGAGGTGCGGCATGCCGGCCGCCCTGGGTTTTGGGAGACCGTGGAGTTTGCGACCCTTGATCTAGCCAAAGATTGGCTTGATGCCGCGCATTACCGCCGACCCGTCTTTGCTGTCCACAAATACGATCCAGCCGCCTAATGCACATCGCCAAGTTCACACTCGATGCTGCGTCATCCGCCGTCTGCGGATCGCGCAACAAGGACTACGGCTCGCCCGCAGATGACTTCGCAACGCAGGCCGAGATGTTCTCCAGCTACCTGTCGCGCACCAACGGCGCGCAGGTCTTGGTCACAGCATCCGACATCGCCGCGCTGATGATCCTGGTGAAGATCGCCCGCCAAGCGCACTGCCACAAAGCGGACAACTGGATCGATGTCGCCGGATACGCCGCGTGCGGTGCCGAGTGCGACGCCAGACAAGCCGACCTCGCCTAAATGCCCCCACGCAGAACCATCGCCATCGTCCGTAAGAAGCTCGGCCGCGAAAAGGCGGACGGCATGACCATGGGCGACGGCAAAGTCTACATCGACCCCCGCCAATCCGGCGCGGACGAGCTAGACACGGTTCTGCATGAGCTGCTGCACCATGTCTGCCCCGACATGAGCGAAGAAGCAGTCGCCGAGAAGTCCGCCACGATGGCGAGGTCGATGTGGAAAGACAAATGGAGGCGCGTCCACGAGTGACCGCCGCCGGCTACATCCTCATCGGCCTCGCCGCAGGCATCGTGCTCGGCGCCCTGGCAGCCTACGGCGGCATGTTCGCCTGGGCCATCCGCTACGGAAACAACGAAGAAGAATAATTTATGAAAAAACCCGCAGGACTGTACGCCAACATTCACGCTAAAAAAGCCCGCATCGCCGCCGGAAGCGGTGAGAAGATGCGCAAGCCCGGTTCCGCCGGCGCACCCACCGCCAAGGCCTTCCGCGCATCCGCCAAGACCGCCAAAGCGCGCCGATGACATCCGGTTTTCTCATCGCCTTGGTCGGATTGATCTATTTCACGGTCGCCATCGACCTCGGCCTCATCCAGCACCGCTACTGGCACGG